CGGTAATACTTTCGAGTTCTACCAGCCTCAACTTGCCCTGACAAACCCCGGTAAAACAGCCGCAGGCGAGTGGATCGACGTTATCCGGTTCCGTGACTGGCTGGAAAACTTTATTCAGGTCAACATGGTGACACTGATGGTCAAGCGCGACAAGGTGCCTTACACCGATGCGGGTATCCAATTGATCGGCAACAATCTCAAGGCTTCGCTGCGCCGTGGTCAAGAGGTTGGCGGTATCAGCCCTGACGAAGTGGACGCAGACGGCAATACAATCCCCGGCTTCATTGTCACACTGCCATTGCGTGCGAATGTGACCGACGCAGAGGCCGCAACCCGCGTGCTGGATATCGGCTTTTCGGCTAGATTGGCTGGTGCTATTCACGTTGTGAACGTCACTGGTAGCCTGTCATATTCCTTCAACTAATCGGAGCATCTAAATGGCAGAATTTCAAGGCACCTACTCCGCTGATAAGGTAATTATCACCGTTGGTACATCAATCTTGTCGGGCTTCGCTGACGGCGACTTTGTTACCGCGTCCTATGCCGAAGATCGCGCAACCCCGAAGTCAGGCGCTGACGGTGGTGTAGGGGTTTCCCGCAACGCATCCAAGCTGGGCACCATCGTTGTCACCCTGAGCGCGACCAGTGCTGCAAACGACGCACTATCGGCCATGTTCAACTTGGACGCGATTACGGGCAATTCTGTATCCGTTCCTATCAGCGTGGTTGACTTGTCCGGGCGCACCCTTATCGGCGCTGCAAATTGCTGGTTGCAAGTATCCCCCGAAGCTACATTCGGCAAGGAGATTGGTGACCGTGAATGGACATTCGGCTGCGCTGATCTAGTGATGTACATGGGTGGTAACGGCTGATGTTTCTGAACAACTTTCACGGGACATACGACCCGTCGAAGGTAATCATCACGATTGATGACAGAATCGTAAACGGGTTCACCGATGGCGAGTTTGTCACAGTCGTGATGGATGAGGATATCTATCAAAAAGTGAAGGGCGCAGACGGTGAAGTAACCCGCGTGCGCAACTCTTCACAGTCCGGGGTAATAACCATCACATTGATGGCATCCGCCCCTTCAAATGGCGACCTAAACGGGCTTATTGGATACCCTGAGCCGTTCACTATTGGCATCACTGACTTGTCAGGCAACACGGTATTGCTCGGGCATCGTGCATGGCTTAAAAAGGCCCCGGACTTGGCTTTTGCCAAAGAGATTGGAGAAACCGTTTGGGCGTTTGACTGCGCACATATTCAAACCGACTTTGGCGGCGCAAAAAACAATTCGTTATTGTCTGGACTATTGGGCCTGATTGGTTAAAATCTCCCAATTTCAACGGGGGATAAATGACACGTAAATCAGAAATCATCGGGCAAAAGGAATACGCCTTTTATAAAATCCCGGCCTTCCAAGCCAATGCGATTTTGCTCAAGCTGCAAAAACTAGTCCTGCCTGTTATCGGTGAAATGACATCGGGCAAGGGCTTGGATATGGACATGCGCCAAGTGGCTGACGCTGTTTCTGCAAAACTCGATGATTCGGTTATGTCCGACATTATCATGCCAATGTTCAAGCTGGCGAACGTGGCAAGCGTGACTGATAACGTCAAGATTGATAGTCCCGTTAATTTTGACAAGGTTTTCTCAGTTGACGATTTGGGAGACTTCTACGAACTTGTTTTCGAGGTGTTGAAATACAACTACGGAAATTTTTTCGCCAGTCTAGCCAGCCGCTTTGGAAGCAAAAGTGGCGACCCCGTGACCAAGGGCTAGACTTTAATAAGGTTGGGAAGCTTGCAGACGAATTGGAGGCCGATTTTTATATCTGGCGTCCAATTCTAGAAGGCAAGTGCAGCCTTGAAGCGGTTTTGTCTGGTTTGGTTACAATCGACGACATACTCAAGCTGAACGCGCTTATGGATGCTATGGACGCATATAAGGGCTATGCTAATGAGCAGGCTTCAAAGAAAAAGGGTTGATTATGGCTACGGTGCGCGAATTAATAACGCGGTTGGGCTTCAACGTTGACACTAGCGGCCTAGGCAAATACGAAAAAGGCACCGAGCGCGTAAAACAAAACGCGAACGACGCCGCCGCAAGTTTCCGCAATATGTTCGCAGCCTTTGCAGGCTTCGCAGCGGTCCGGTCAATTGCTGGCATTGCAGACAGTATGCAGAGCCTTGAGGCGCGTATTGGAATGCTACCGCAGACAATTGGTGATGTTGGCAAAACAATGGGGGAGGTTGGAAAACATGCCATTGCAACCCGCACACCATTGGACGCGTATGGCGCTCTTTATCTCAAAATCGGTAACGCAGCCAAAGACTATATTGGCACGCAAGAAGAATTATTCAAAGTAACGGACACGCTGGCAAATGCTCTGGTGGTTGGTGGTGCTACAGCCGCCGAAGCGGGTTCTGCAATGCTCCAATTTGCGCAGGCACTAGGCTCTGGTGTTTTGCAGGGTGACGAATTCCGCGCAATGGCTGAGGCTGCGCCACAATACCTTGACCAATTGGCCGTAGCGATGGGCATACCGCGCGAACAGCTAAAGAAAATGGCAAGCGACGGAAAGCTGACCACAAAGGCGGTGATTGAAGCCACGAAAACGATGAGCGAATATTTCGAGCGTCGGGCAAAGCAGATGCCAATGACTATCGGCCAAGCATTCACCGATGTTGGGACAAAATTCAAACTAATGATTGCCGAAATAAATAGAGAGTCCGGCATTGTTACAAAAGTTGCTGAAACTATTATTTCCGCAATGGATAAGGTGATGGCGGGGGTGGGTAAATTTGTTGAATTCGTAGGCGGCGCAGAAAACGCACTCAAGCTGTTAATGATTACATTCGGTGCATTGTTAGCAGTAATGCTGCCGGGATGGATTGCAGCCGCATCCGCTACCCTTATTGCACTAGCCCCCATTATCGAAATTATCGCGGCGCTTGTTTTTGTTGGGTTGTTGTTTGAGGACTTCTACGGATGGATGAATGGATCAGATTCATTGCTGGGTGACTTTATCGGAGGCGTGGAAAAATGGCGTACTGAATTGGATAACGTTAAAGTCGCATTCGATGCAATTGCGGCAGTTGCTGGGTTCCTTTGGGAGCATGTAATAAAGCAATTTTTAGGTGTTAGCTTCATTGCTCTGACCCTCGGGCTTAAGGCCATTGGGCTGCTGTTTGAGGGTATCCTGTGGACTGTTTCTAAACTAGTCGAGGGCGCAAAGTATGTTTCCGGTATATTTGGTGGTGGAGGTGTTACGCCTACCGGCTCGAAAACATCCGAAGCGATGGCTAGGGCAAACGCTGCTACCCAATCTATGATGCAGCAAAGCCAAACAATCAACGTCACAGTGCCCCCTGGCTCACCCGCTGCAACGCAGGAGGCCGCACGGCGCGGGGTTGATAGCGCCCTAAACGCAAACCCCGACTATTTCTCGCAACAGATGGGCCAAGCACTATGAGCCTCGGGCTAATCTACGACCCGCGCAAATCGCCCACATCCGTTCGATCTGATTTAATCAGCATCGACTTGGATGTAATGAGCGACGAGGCTCACGATTGGTCGAATGATGTGACCGAAAACCCCGTAGAGCTAGGCGCACCCGTTGCCGACCACATTCAACCGAAGGCCGATAAACTGAGCATTACGGGCATGATTACCAACGCCCCGATTGACCCCGAAGTGGCTGCGCAGTTCCCCGGCGAGATTGACGGCGGTTTATTCTCTGCCAGACTGCAGACGCACTTTGATTGGCTGCGCGAACTGGTGGCCTTGCGTGCCCCGCTGATCGTTTACACCCGGTACAAGGTCTACACAGACATGGCGCTGGTATCGTGCAGCATAAGCCGCTCCACGGGCCTAGGCGAGGCGCTGCCGTTTACATTGCAGTTTATGCACATCCGGCTTGTCCAGACCCAGACGGTGGATGTGCCGCCCGGTATTAGTCGCAAGATGGACAAAAAGACAGACGCCGCTACTGCCAAAAAGACACAAGCCGAATCAAAGGCAGGCAAGCAAGAAACAAAAGAAGTGACCAAAGAAAAGCAAAAAAGCACCTTGCTTAAGTCTATGGGTACTAACATTACGGGCGCATTGTTGCCAACATGATCCTCCAACAAATCCCACTGCTAGCAGGCCGGTCTAATCAATACGCTGATGTAACAATCGGCGGGATACCTTTCACCATTCGGATGCTGTGGAATGAATGGGGCGGGTATTGGAGCTTGTCTGTAGCAGAGCTAAACGGCCCGGATTTACTTGCCAACGTGAAATGCGTGGCAAACTACCCATTAACCCGAAGTTTCCAGCGTCTAGGGCTTGCGGGTGAATTGTTTTTTATCCACGTAAACGGCTCCACATACCGGCCTACGTTTGATGATGTGGGCACGAATACTTACGGGCTGTATTACTACGACCCAGAAACACCTGAAACATTGCCAGTACCAATTCCTCCAATTGGCACACTGTCAAGTGTTTGGGATAGCGGCGCATCGGAATGGGACAGCGGCGCGACTGTGTGGTTTTAAATGTTATTCGACCGCGAAGTATCGTTAATCATCGGGCAATCTGGAGGCAAAGGGGTCGAGGTTGCGGGGCTGCGCATTGAGTTTTCAGTAGAGAAAACCAGCACCGAAACCCTGAATAACTCCACGATTGACATTTACAACCTATCGCCAGACAGTCAGAAACTTGTCGAGACACCTAATAACGCGGTGATTCTGAAGGCCGGATACAAACAGGACGTAGGCGCTAAAACCATCTTTGTAGGCATCGTGCGGCGTTCTTTGACCGTGCGCGCTGGACCTGATTGGGTGACCAAATTAGAACTAGACGACGGGCTTATTGCCTACCGTGACAGTAAACGCGCATTCTCGTTCCCCGCTGGTGCTAGTGGGGTAGCTGTGCTTAAAAACGTGGCATCGTCGTTTGGTTTGGACGTTAGACAACTGCCGACAGTGCAGGACAAGGCTTATCCGGGTGGGTTCAGCTTTGTAGGCCGCTCACGCGAGGCAATGGCTAAGGTGTGCGGGTATTTGGGGCTTGAGTGGTCAATCCAGAATCAGGAAATTCAAGTTATCAAAAAAGGCGGCGCAGCACAGCGCACAGCCATTGTGTTGTCCGAGGACACCGGGTTGATTGGTAGCCCTGCCCTAGAGGCAAAAACACTGTCAGACAAGGCCGCAGCCAAAGAGGGCATCACAGTCAACACTGCCGGGGTGATTAAACGGCGCTCTGCAAATTCTGACGGCGAAGTAGAGACAAAGCTAGAAGTGCAGGGGTACAAGGTCGTTAGCTTGTTACAACCTACCCTTGAGCCCGGTGGAGTGGTGCAGCTTAAGTCACGCGGAATTGATGGGCAGTTTTTCAAAATCGAGAAGTTGAAGCATTCCGGCTCCAACTTTGGCGGCGATTTTCACACAGAGATTAGCTTGAGGTTCATCTAATGGCAGAACAAACCGGGGACGGATTATCGGCACTCAGGGCTTTAATCAAGTCCGAGATGATCGACCTGAATACCAGCATCGCCGCTGAAGTGGTGAGCTATTCCGGTGGACTGGCGTCCGTACGTCCGCTGGCTTCAAAGCGATTTGCTGATGGGGATATTCTCCCGTTTCCAGTTATCCATGCCGTGCCCGTGCGCTGGCCTGTTTTTAGCGGTGGCACCTGTGGCGTAAGAGGCCCAATCAAGGCCGGGGATAAGTGCCATTTGGTATTTGCACAACAGGCCGCAGACAACAGCGATGACATGCGCAGGCACGACCTTACAGACGCTTACGCCCTGATGATGGACAACAGCGCGGCGGGGCAGGGCGGTAATGAGTCGGATATGGTGGTTTATAACGGCGGCGCTTACATCCGTTTCGGATCTGGTGGTGATGTGGAGATTGTAGCCCCCGGAGGTCTGAAATTCACTGCACCAGATACAGAGACTTCGGGCAATTTCACCGTGCGCGGCCTGTTTAGCTTTTTGGCCGGAATATTTGGTATCGGCGGCGGTGGTACATCAACCGTTACCGCAGACATTGAATTTATCGGTGTGCTAGAAAACAACGGAGTAAATGTAGGTAGTACACACGTTCATGGCGGTGTTTCCGTGGGTGGCGGGTCAACTACCGGGCCAGTATAGTTTTTTGCTATCGCGGTACAATTGAAGCATGAATGACTTTCTGCTGGATCCGTTAACGCATGACCTAGACACCCGCAGTCTAGGCATGAAGGTTGTTAGCGGTGCCGAAGCTGTAATTCAGAATATCCGCATAAAGCTAAAACTCTGGACCGGTGAGTGGTTCATGGACACCGAAGCTGGGACGCCATATTTAGAGGATATTTTGGGTAAGCGCATTAGTTTGGCTGGTGCTTTGGCTGCAATCCGTGCGTCGATTATGGAAGTAGATGGCGTTCAAACCATCACACGATTTGAATATCAATTCAACCGCCAAACTAGAAAACTAGACTTTGAATTTGAAGTAAGTACACCGTACGGGAATCTTGAATTGCTTAAAGTAAGAAAACTCACGGCAGACGAAAGAGCGGCGCTCACAAGTTCATCTAATTTCACTCTGTACGAAGATTATTTGAACACCCTGACAAACATCACAATCCCTTCACACGGATACTAATATGGCACTTCCATTAGACCAATCAATTCAGCGTTTTATTTCCAATGACGAACGGATGAACACGTTTGCAAATGGAAATAGCGCAGCAACATACACAACAAATACGGGTGAAGTAGTACCATCTATTCAGAAATTCTTATCTGATAAAAGTGCAGAGGTTGACGCTAATCTGAATCTTAGCTCGCCTTTACCAATCGGTGACGTCACCCCCAACAGCGGCGCGTTTACTTCGCTGAGTGCGACGGGGGCCTTAACTACCGCTGGACTAAAAGAAGACGCCGCAGGCAACCTCGGCCTCGGGGTTACGCCTAGTGCTTGGAGCGCGGGCAAGGCTATTGAAATCGGGAACGCTGGCAACGGTTTTTGGACCTATAACGGTATTGAAAACTATCACCTGAATAATGCTTACTACGGTGCAGGTGGTTGGAAATATGCTTCAAGCAACCCAGCAGGTTATTACAGTCAATACAGCGGTACGCACCTCTGGGCAACCGCACCATCAGGCACAGCAGGTGATCCCATCACGTTCACTCAGGCGATGACGCTGGATGCGAGTGGGAATTTGTTGGTTGGTCAGACTACCCCGGGCTATATCGACTCAAACTCAATTGAAATTGGCTCTCTTGGGAGAGTTATCGTTAACCACGCCACAGGTACATCTAGCGGTATATTTTATGCGTCATTCGGTTATGCGACTGGTGGCATCGGCTCCATCACCCAATCCGGCACCACAGCCGTAGCCTACAACACCACCTCAGACCACCGCCTAAAAACCAACGTCCGGCCTGCCGATGCGTTGAAGTTTATGGACATCGAGTTCGTTGATTTTGAATGGATTGACGGACGCCATGATTGCGGCGTGATCGCTCACCAATTGCAATCGGTCTATCCTGACTTGGTGCTTGGCGAAAAGGATGCAACAGAAGTCCGCACTGTGGAGATTACTCCAGCCGTGCCTGCTGTTACTGAGCAAGTATTGGTTACTCCTGCGGTTGACGCAGTTGCGGAAGTGCGGGACGAAGGTGGCAATGTGACTCAAGCGGCAGCACCTGCGGCTGAAGCTGTCTACGAAACTGTGGAGGTTACACCCGCAGTACCAGCAGTCACCGAAGAGCAGACCTTCCCGGTCTACCAGCAAGTGAATTATCAGGGACTTATTGGGCGTATGGGGACACGCATACAAATGCTGCAATTGGCGCTTGATGCACAGGCGGAAACATTGGCAGCACTTGAAGCTAGACTAGCTAATTTGGAGTGATAAATGGCACTCACTGAAGAAGGTTTTTCGCGCCCAACACTGCCAGAGATTAAGGCCGATTTAGATACGGACTTTACAAACGCGCTAGGCCCGGTTAATACAAATCCTGATGCAGTGGCAGGGCAGGTAATCGGAATCGTTGCCGAAGCCGTAGACAGCATCCAAAGTCTGATGCAAGATGTTTACGATGCTATGTACCCGCGTAGTGCTGAGGGTACTAGCTTAGATGGTGCAGTTTCGTTTGTCGGACTTTCCAGACTAGACGCAAGCCCTACGATAGTGACCGCCGCCGCGTATGGTAACGATGGTGATGTGGTGCTGGCAAATGCACTTGCAACAGCCAACGGAACTAACTTTTTCAGCAGTTCGGACGTTGTTATCAGCCGTGCGAATGCATTGGATGTATCTATCCAAGTTGGCACAGTCACCAATTCCGCGAGCTATCAGATTTTGGCTGCTGGCACTTCGGTAACTTATGTTAGTGATGCAAGTGCTACAGCCGCAGAGATTGTGGCAGGGCTTGGGGCTTTGCTGGATACGGACGTTTTCACAGTAATCGTGAGCGGCGACACGCTTAGGTTTTATTCAGCCGATGGGGTATCACCGTTTGCTGTTACTGTCGATGCAAAACTGACAATTGCCAGGCGCGGTAGTCCGGTTGTTTTTGTTGCGGATACCAATGGGGCAATTGTTGTGCCTGTGGGAGCAATGACAACCACGAGCGCAGGGCAGGAGCTTTACAACCTTGTGTCCGGTGCAACTGGCAATGATGTGGAGTCTGATGTAAGCCTGCGCACCCGCCATGCCTCGTCCGTGCGGTCTACTGGATCTGCTACCGTGGAGGCCATTAAAGCCCGGATTCTCGCTAATGTTGACGGTGTTACAAGCGTTCGTATTTACGAAAACCGCACAGCTTTGACGGTTGACGATATCCCGCCGCATGCATTTGAGGCAGTTGTCCAAGGTGGCACAAACTCGGATGTAGCCGCTGAATTGTGGCTAGATAAACCCGCAGGGATTGAGACTTACGGAAACGTATCGGTACAGACGCCAGATACAACCGGAGACAATCAAACCGTTAGTTTTAGCCGTGCCACTACGGTGTATGGCTGGGTCACTGTGGCAGTGACTGCACTCAATTCCGAGGAGACACTGCCAGCAACCGCATCGGACGGTATTAAGGCCGCTGTGGTTGATTGGGCTGTATCCAATATCGGCGTGGCTGATGATGTGATCGTCCAGCGGTTCTACGGGCCTATTTATGCAGCAATTCCCGGCATTGCATCAATGACCATCACCGCCGCAGTCACTGCAACCGAGGGCGGCACACCGTCTTACAGCGCCTCCAACATCACTATCGGGCGCACCGAGATTGCAGAGTTTGACACAACCCGCATTGTTATAACTGGCCTATGACTGATTTAATCGTCACTGCGCTTTCACGCCTGACCAATCAATTCTCGGAGTCACCCAAACTCCGGGGGATGGTAGAGGCTATGGTTAGGCCGCTGCAAGATGCACTGTCGACCATCGAGCAACTACGCACGGAACGCTGGCCAGCCACTGCTATCGGCGCGCAGTTGGATGGTGTGGGGCATATTGTTGGTGAACCACGGAACGGGCGCACGGATGACGAATACCGTGCTGCTATCGCTTTCCGCATCTTTGTCAACACATCGAATGCAACCCCGGGCGACCTGATCCAAGGGTTGCGCACGCTCACGCAAGCTGACGAAATACAGTACATCGAGCAATACCCAGCGACGGCGATGCTGTTTACAGGCGGGCCAATAGTGCCAACTGGCCTACAAAGCACAATGCAAGGGCTCTCCCCCGCTGCGATTAGTGATGTGCAGGTGATGGTCAACTACGCACACGCGCCGCCTTTCCGGTTCTCGCGTCAAGTGCCTGACAACCTGCTAAACGTGGGCGCAGGCACCAGATTAACGGCAAACGGCGACAGAATCCGGGTCAGTCCACAAGGCACCGAGGAGACAGCCGGGGCCATTCTGGGGGGTATTGCGCCCTCGTTCATCACGGTAAATGGAGTTAAATTGAATGTAGGAGTCGGACGATTACGGGTTGACGACCCCAACACTCAAACGCTGATCGAGTCAGGCTATCACCTACCTGGCGTATATAGTTAAAGACTATAATCAAACGATATGACCACATTTTCAGAAACACCAGTCAGCTATGCGGATGGGCAAACTAATGTTGTCCAGTTGCCGGATGCGACCATTGGAAACGGGTTTGTGCCCATGCGATCTAATGGGCGTGGTCAGCCACTTCCTGCGCAGTGGCTAAACTGGCTTTTCCGCACCATTTTCCGCAACATCAACCGAGATAAAGTGAGCGACGCAACCGGGGTAGGGTTGTTTCCGTACATCAATAGCGGCATCCGGCTTGAAGCCATCGACATGGCAGACCCTAACAAATACCTCGTTGCAATTGGGTACAAGGGCGCTACAGGCGTACACGTTTTAAAAGTGGTTGATTCTGCGACCCTGACACTAGGCACTGCCACAGTGAACGGCGATCAACCTATTGCAGGCGGCGCAGACGTTCGGACAGTCGGATATTCCCGTCAAATTGGAGATTTATAAATGCTGACCCCTACGGAAGAAGCCCAAACACGGGCGCTAATCGCTCAGGAAGCCGCGCTGCTTTCCCTCGCAGCCGAAGAGCCTACGATTATTTCAAACTTGGGCGCGACGGACGTTAGTTTGTCTGATTTGTCCGTTGCATCGTCTTTAGCTGACGCTGATTTGCTGTTGGTCAAACAGGGTGGCACGGATAAAAGTATCTCTGGCCTGATTGTTAAGGCTTCGGCAACGGTTCCCGACGCATCCGAGACTGTAAAAGGTATCGTTGAGCTTGCGACAATTGCCGAGGTAACAACTGGCACAGATACCGTGCGCGCAGTTACCCCGGCAGGCTTGGCGGCGGTTGTGCCTGCGCAGTTGCAGCCGATTTCAGCTTCCGTTGCGGCGAATGCGATCACAATTTCAGCTTCGGCACTTGCGCTCACATTCCGGTCTACTACTTTTGGTAGCGGCGCTATAACCAAAGTATCCGGTACCCCTGCAAATCTGGTTATTTCAAGCGGATCGACTTTGGGCACTGTTAATGCAGTCCAGTCTGATATTGTTGTTATCGCAATGAACAACGCGGGAACAATCGAACTCGCTGCCGTTAACCTTGCAGGCGGCACGCAGCTTGACGAAACAAACCTAATCACAACTACTGCCGAAGGTGGTGCAGGTGCTGCTGATTCTGCATCGGTGATTTATTCGACCACCGCCCGAACAAATCTGGCCTATAAAGTATTGGGCATTATCCGAAGCACTCAAGCTACGGCTGGAACTTGGGCTACAGCACCGAGTTTGATTCAAGGCGCAGGCGGTCAAGCCATTGCAGCCATGGCATCATTGGGATACGGCCAAACATGGCAGGATGTAACTGGTAGCCGTGCATTGGCTACGACTTACTACA